TGGAGTACTCCCTATGTAGTACTGGAGTACTTCTTCGGAAGTACTGAGAAATGATTGAAAGGCTCTATAAAAAGCGGAAACATCAAAAAAGTTTCCGCTTTTTCTTTTGCCATTCCAAAACAAAAACATACATTTGCAATGCGTTACATTTGATACAGGCGAGGATGGCTCGCCAAATAACTTTGCTGCGGGCATTTTTTATGTCCATAGCTCTAGCTATATAACTTATGGTTCCGACCCCCGTGTGGAGCGTTAATGCGCCCACTGCCTGTATCAGGTGTAACGCGACGGGAAAGCGGAACCTTTCTTGTTTCCTTTCCCGTATTTTAACCATATATTGTTTCATTTTAACCGCGTTACAAAAATGAAAAATCAAATTGTCCTGCCTGCAAACCAGGCAAAACAAAGCCGTATATCGTTATGGCTTAACCATGAAAATGTATTGTTCTCCTCCATCATGGAAGAGAAAGTTTCCAACCGCCAGACTGTGCTCATTTCCCAGGCACTGGCTTCTTTCTGTATCCTAACCTGTTCCGTATTCACCCATTGGCTGGCCTCCATTGCCTGCCTCTGCTGGTTTGCCTGTTCCATCTTACTTTGCAAGAAAGGAGGCTTACGATGAATGAGTCTTCACAGCAACCTATATTCCGTGTCGATAAATACCAAGCATACGAAGAGGAAGCGGTACTGTTCGAACAGTACAGTATTCTTATGTACGGAAGTGAAAAACTATGCTGCACCCGCCCCGAAATGGAGCAGCTCAGTAATTTAATTCAACGCGCTTTAAACGACAGAAAGGAGGCAGAACATGGCAACCGATAAAATCAAGTTCGACAAATATATTCTTCTCCGCTACTTCCAGGAATATCTTCCAGTAGATAAGGAGAGCGACAGTGTTATCTACAAGACATCCCAACAGATTCAGGATGAGCTGTCAGACATGGCAGAAATCAGCATCAACCAGATTGCCGCTACCCTGGTAGAGTTAAATTACAAACTCACCATCGGCCCCGACGGACGACCGGCATGGATGATGCAGCGCAGATAGACTGCAAGTTTTTAGATGATTACATTTTTTCTACATTTATATCGAGGTGTGGCGTCGTGAGGACGCTGCACCTTTTGTCTTTTTACCCCTTTCCGGAGCCGGGTATCTTTGAGAAAAACAAAGAATTATGCTCACTATTCCACAAGATATACCCGATTTCGTCCTGTCCTCACAGCTGGACAACTTCACAATCAGCGCAGACAAAAGGGTAACCTTTGTGCTGAAGCAAGCAAATACGGTCATTCTGCAAGAAACCTATACTCAGGATGCCAACAACCAGATACACATTCTTGATTTGTTTTCCCTCATGGAGCCTTACCTTATCGGTTCACCGATGCTTCAGTTCAGCTACGAGGTATCCGCTTCCAGTGAAACCACCATCAGCAAGACCTTCACGGTGCTGTTATGCCGTCCCATCATCCCCTGCAGTGGAGTAGATTTCGTGACCAACTATTTCCTGACGCCCTTAGCCGGGCGTGACAAAATAACCTCTTTCAACCGCACAGAAACCCTCTATCTTACTACCGGAAGTTTGTCTTCAGGCGGTACGACTATTCCCGTGACGGCAGAATGTGTCTTTGTCAACGACCAGAACCAGCTTCTCAAATCCACGCGTTCACTGGGCAATGTGGCCGACTACGGTATCCGCTCCATAGACGTATCCCCTTCCCGATTTACCCAGTCCGGCTACCGGCTGTTGCGGTACACCATCCTGGCCGGCGCCCGGAAGCAGACTTTCCACGTAGACCAGGACGAACCGGAATCCGTTGGCCTGAAGTTCCGGAACTCGTTCGGATGCGTCGAGACATTCTACTTTGTGGGCGGAGATACGGTAGAGCCGGAACTGACCCGGAGTGCAGCTTACTTCGCCGGGCAATACAAGAACTATTACGTAGACGAGCAGCGCAAGCACACACTCAATACAGGTTACATCCCCGAAGGTATGTTCAACCTGGCCGACGATGTGGCAAGAGCTACCGAAATCTGGCTGATGGATGAATCCGGCGACATTCCGATAACCATCACCGAAAGCAATACCAGCCGGAGCGATGAAGATGACGGACTGTTTGCTTTCACTGTTTCCTACATCTTCGCATCCCGGTACCAGCAGCGGCTCCGTCTGCTTCCGGACATTTTCGACGACTCATTCGATGACACATACAATTAAAGCCTATGAACGTAATACATATCAAAGACGCATTAAGGCTGCTCGAGTCCGGGCAGCCCTGCAACCTGAAGCTCTGGAAACTCAGCACAGGTGACATTCTGGAATACAAAGGCGCGGTGTGCGTCAGCTCACACTGGCGACAGGGGCTCCATCGGGTTCGCCTTCCGGCATCCGGCTTAATTCGTTCCTTCCGCGACATATCCCTTTTCGAAATTAACAACATGACAATTTACCTTTAATATGGACAAGACAATCCTGCAATACGACGGCGACTTCATGCCTGGTGAGATATTCGACATCGAGGTTTCCAACGTGGCCACCGAAATGGCTTCCGTAGAAGACAGCAGCCTGGTATTCGATGAAGATGCAAATGTAAAGACTACGCCTGTTCCCGGCCGGAAAGGCATGTCGTATGTCAATTTCGGTGAAGACAACCAGCTTCCATTTAATATCATCAAGATGATAGGCATCGACGAAGTGATGAGTCAGAACAAGCTGTTCAACGTCATCACCTGTTACGGTGCCGGACTGAAGTACATGGACGTAGACACCAGACAGCCGACAACCCATCCCGAAATCAAGCGCTGGCTGATTCACAACAGCCTGCCGCTGTTCCAGCTCGAGCAGGCTACAGACATGAAGTATTTCTTTTTCTGGGTGTCGGTCATCATTCTTTCCAGGGACGGCAAAAGAATCAACCGGCTCATTCACAAAGAGGCCTGCTACTGCCGTTTCCAACAGGCCAGAAGGGGCAAAATCAATCACGTGATTTATGCCAATTTCCGCGAAAACGCTTCACTCCGTCCGGAAGACTACGAAGTCATCCGTCTGCTGGATCCGCGCGACCCACTGGGTGACCTGATGGTGCTCATGGGGCGTGAACCTGGACGCGATGGCGAAACAAGAGTACGTACTGAAGACCGTAAATTCGCTATTCTTGTGCGCTTCCCCACACCCGGATTCCAGTATTACCCCATCCCCTACTACACCAGCATTTTCCGGGGCGACTGGTACGACATCAAGCGACTGATTGGGAAAGGCAAGAAAGCGAAGCTCCGCAACCATGCCAGCGTAAAGTACCAGGTCGAAGTACACAAGGACTACTGGAGTAACATCTGTGCGGAAGAGCATATTACCGACCCGCTGAAGAAGATGGAGCGTATCAAAAAGGAGAAGGAAAACATCAAGAACTTTGTTTCCGGAATCGAAAACAGCGGCAAGGTTTGGATAACCGGATACTACATCGACCCGAATGGCCGTGAAGTCCGGATGGTACGCATCAATGTGGTGGAGACCGGCAAGGAAGGCGGCGACTGGAGCGAAGACATTCAGGAAGCTAGTAACATCACCTGCTACGGCGACAACATCCATCCCAACCTGGTAGGTGCCACACCAGGCAAGGGACAGAGTAACAACTCCGGCTCAGACAAGCGCGAGCTGTTCACGCTCAAGCAGGCACTGGAGATTCCTTTCCACGACCTGATGAACATCCCGCATAACATCGTCATCGAGTATAACGGATGGAGTGAGAAGGTGTATCCGGATGTACCCATGGTATTGCTCACCACCCTTGACCAGAACACCGACGCCAAACAAAAGACAGCTTCAGAGCTTGAAAACAAATCCTAAAACGAATCAATATGGCTATCACATTTTCACAAGAGATTTTCGAGAAGATTTGTTCCTCTGCCACCAATTCCACGGCAGAGGTGTATGATATGATTGCTCCTCACCTGGACGACACGCTTCAAAGCATCAACTGTGTGCTGCTGGGTGATATGGCAGACAAATTAGATACTATTCCCGGACTCGAGCAGGCGGTCACAAAGCTGGTTTGTCTGCGTACCTATCAGGAGCAGATACCACAACTCGACCTGGTACTGACTCCCACCGGATTCGGTGTGGTCTCTAACCAGAATCTGGCCCCAGCTTCGGCCGACAGAGTGAAAAACCTGCTGCAGCAAGTCACCAACGCAGCCGAAGATACTTACGACCGATGCCTGGAGCTGCTGGTCGGTACCAGCTGGGCAGATACGGCACAGGCCCGTATCAACATCCCGAACCTAATGTATACAGCCAAACAACTGAAAATGTACGTTGATTTTCCTTCAGCAAACGTACACCGTTCCAAACTGCTCGAGTTCCGGACAAAGATGTACCAGGCAGAAGAAAAGATACGGCAGCACGTGTCGGCCGAGTTCTTCGACCACATCCTCGAACAGGCCCGACACAATGCGTTCACCAAAGAAGAGTCTGCCATGGCCGACTACATGTGCAAGTTCATTGGCTTCTGCATCGCAAAGAACTGGCCGGCAGCAAAGAGCATGATGGAACGCATCGAGAACTACGCGGAATCCAAAGTAGAGGTATTCACCAGCTACAAGGACTCCGAGGCCTACAAAGTCAAACATTTCCAGACTTATCAGAATGAAAAAGATGATTCCACATACTTTTGGGGGTAGAATACTCGACTTCCGGTTCCCCACATCCTGGCAGCAGCTCAACCAGAAGCAGCTTCGGTACGTGTTCCTGGTCATCACCCTGTTTTCTCCGGTCAAGGCTAAGACTTACGTCTTCATGCGCTTCACCAGAATCCGTGTCCGGAAGCGAGTGAAAGGAGGATGGCTCTGCATGTTCCGCCTGAACTGGCGCAAGAAACTAAGGTTCATCCTTCAGGACTGGCAGGTGCGCAGTTTCCTCCGACAGATTGATTTCATCTCCGAACCCAACGCTTATCCCGTCCGGCTGGACAGGATAGGCAGTCGGTATGCCATCGATGCAATGCTGCACGGCCTGAGTTTCGAAGATTACCTTTGTTGTGAAAACCACTATCAGGGCTACCTGTATTCGCAGGACGTATCCCAGCTTAAAGCCCTATATGGTTTCCTTTACAAGAAGAAGCCGGGTGTCAGAGGTTCACTGAAAGCCGCCTTTTCCCGCATCAAGGAATACGAACTGGTTTCCGTATTCCTCTGGTGGGGAAGCATCAAACTGTACTTCGCCTCCCTTTTTCCCCATTTCTTTCAGCCGTTCCACCAGAGGACCGACGCTGATCAGCCGGAACTGCCCGACCTGATGGGCGCGATGAACGCCCAGATCCGGGCACTGACCGGCGGTGACGTGACAAAAGAAAAGGAAGTCCTGCAGATGGACTGCTGGCGGGCCCTGACCGAGCTGGATGCCAAAGCACACGATATTCAAATTCTAAAATCAAAACAAAATGGACACAAGTAAATTCTTTGACAGCCACGCCTATTTTAAAGAACTGACCGAGAAGAACAAGCTGGCCAAAGCCAACTCATTCTTTCCATGTTCCTGCAGCGGTATCAATTCAATCCAGGATGTACTCGACAATTTCCGGAAACAGTCTGCTTTCGTCTGTGTCGACGATACCAACGACGCAGCCACCGAGCAAATCGGAGGCGGCTGGTTCAAGAAGCGCACCTTCACAGTATTCCTCCTGATTCGTTACCGCTACGACGACATGACCGAACGTGCGGCAAAGCTGGACATCTGCCGGCAGCTCTTCCGACAGTTCCATTCCCGCATGATCCGTGACAAATACATCTACGAAGACCTGGATTTATCCTTCCTGAATGTCTCCAAAATCTACGCCCGTGAACTGGGGGAGTATTTCATTTCCGGATGCACCGGACTGTACTTCATGGTAGAGCTGACGGAACCAACTGACTTATGTTATAAGGAGGACGAGTGGGATGGCTAATACAGACACAAACAGACCGGCAGCTACCGATGAAGACCGCAGAAAATATCAGGAAGCCTGGGCAGAAATGATGGTGAATATCTGGCGTGAAAAGATTGAGAGGCTGCACGTCATTAATACCTACTCACTTCACCAGCAGATACGTGATAACGTCATATCTGCCACCGACTCGGTATCCACCATCCAGCACAAGTTTCTGGAGTACGGCATATACCAGGACATGGGTGTCGGCAACGGATATACCAAAGGTAACGGCGGTGACTTAGAGATATTAAACCCGGTTTATCGTGAAGAACACGGGCTAAATGTGCCTCGCAAAGTAGGTCCTAAGCCCGGTGGATACTATACATCCGGCAATCCGCGTAAACCTCGAGAATGGTTTTCCCGGCCCTACTTTGCATCCATCATGGTACTGAAGGAACAGATGGCCTACATGTACGGCGAAGAGTTCTGCGGTTTGCTTGTCGATAAAATCGAGGAAGCAAACCACAAGCGCAGCACTACTCTCAAATCACGTTTATACGGAACGCACAAACGTAAATAAAACAATGTCTTTTTGAAATCTAACTCGGTAAGTTTACTTCGTAAAAAACTAAGAATTATGGCAACAAAAACATTCGAAGAATTAAAGCAACTGGCCATCCAGATCCGCGACGAAAAAACAAACAAACAGAACACAGCCACCCGTGTAGGCACGGCAATGCTGGAACACATAAACAAGCTCGAACAGGATTACTATGACAAGACAACAATCAACAATCGAACAAGTGAGTATAACGTATCAATAAATCATCCGACTTCCGGTATATCCAGTTCAAACAAATACGACCTCTCAAGTGCGATTGCGCAAGTTCCGGCAGAACTTAGGACTTCCGGGCTCACTGTTAGCTTCCAGAATGAGTCCGGAGATACGGAGAAATGGGAGTTCAGCGGCGGTTCCTGGGCGGTTAGTGGTTTTTCGCAGGTCGGGGTAAATAAAATAAAAAAGTTAGATAATCAGGTGTTTGATTTAGAAACAGGGAAAATAAGTACAGACGGCACTTATGACAAGAAAAGAGTCTTAGAACCTTCTGCATCATCTGAATGGCAAACTTTTGATAACCCTTTCCCGGATAATATAGATTGTGATATTAATGTAAATAACCCTAATGGACAAACTATATTTATAGCATTCTCGTCTGTTGCACCATATCTAGGTCAGCAATATTTTTATGCTGATTTGGCAATAAAAGGATTGGTGCATACAACCATTACAAGACAAGGTAAAACTCCTTCAAGAACAGAATATCCATATATCCTTGTTAAAACAGCAGATGATGCTGATATAAAAATTACAATCGCTGCTGGAGAAGATAAGAATATTTTCAATGATATAGCCAAAGTTTCTGAAGATGCTAAATCAGATATAGATGCCCAGAATCAAGTTATATCAGACATACAAGATGTTTTAGGCGGTAAAGAAACGAAGGTTGATATACAATCATTTAAAATGACATTTCAGTCAGTAGAGAATGTTTTTGCGGAGAATGATATTTTGACTGTTAATTATAATAAAACTCAGGCTGCTTGGACTGAAGTGTATTTCAGTAAGGCAAGTGATAATAATACAGAAGGTACGCAGGAGATATATAGAAGTAATAAGATTGAGTCTGGATATAAACAAGTTGTCGCTCCTTCAGTATCTGAATATCCTTATATAATTTATAAGAGTTACGATTTACAGGCAACTATATCTTTGTCAAGTGTAACTCCAACATTAGATGAAAAAGTTGAAGAGAATGCTGAAAAACTGAAATCTTTAGAAAACGCAGACACTCATATTCCGACATTGCAAGAAACCGCGTCAGTTAGTATAATGTTAGATTATATTGACGCTTTTTTCGCTTGGTGCGATGTGGCTAATCCAATGGGTATTCCTCTTACTTGTTGTATGAATGCTTTTATACTCAAGAATAGAACTCCACAAGAGAAAGAGAAATTTAAGTTATTAATGCAAAAAGGAAATGGTTTCATAGCTCACGGATGGAATCCGCATAAAGGAAGTAATAACTTCAGCGATACCGAATTTGAAGATACAATAAAATCAGCCAAAGAATATTTTGTCTCGCAAGGTTTGAAAACAGAAGGGTGGTGTCCTCCAGAAAATTACTCTGATGTCCACAGTACTATAATTTTATCTAAGTATTATAATTTTTCGATTGGAACAACAGGGCAAAGATATTTCAGCGGAGAAGCAAGATTTATAACTGCAAGCACTAATAGATGGTATATACCAAGACATGGATTGGATAATACTGAAAGTCTGGAGTATGCTTTAACTTTATTAGAGGAAGCGGTAAAGAACAAAAAACATCTTGCTTTATATGCTCATGATACAGCTAATACAGGAGATAGAGATAGACTTTTAAATGTCATCAAAGATTATGTAGATAAAAGTCAGCTTGTAGTTGTTGATGCTAATACTCAATATACATCTTTGCTAAAAACATGGAGGAATAATATATCTGTAAATAAGCCTGTATTTCCATTTGTCGGCAGTTCTTATTTTGATAATGGGGTGAAAGTGTGTACTTATTATGGAACAAGAGAGAGAGTAAAAATATCCTTTGAAGGAACAGCAGCCAACGGCGTTATTACTTTAAAAGAATACACTACTACGTTGTTTAGGAGCGAAAACATTGACAATGAAGTTGAGGGAACTTCATATTCTAATAAACCTTGGAGTGTGAATACAACTGATGGTATGTCTATACAGGATATATGTACTGCACTTGCATCAATACATCTTACTTGCCATACAATTATTAACATGGGAGAATACTTAATAGTGGAAAGTGACATTCCAAGGAAATGGACTAATACAATATCAGTTTCAGAAAATACAAGTGAATTGGAAGTTAATATTGAGATGTTGGAGGATGGTGTTAATTCTACGTATCAATAGCCGATGTGTTAATCTATTAAAAATGCCATTTTATGCAATAACTTCCATTTTTTTGTGTATATTGAGAAGGCATAATTTATGAATTAATAAACGGAGGAATTGGTATGGAAACAAACGGTGCTTTTAGCGTGTATGCGTTTTGGGGAGGTATATTTTCATCTGTCTTGCTTTTGGTAATAAATGATTTTTATAAATCTTGGAAAAGAATCAGGGAAAAGAGAAATGAACAACTTGAGGTTCATAGGGAATATATAAGAAAAATGCTTTTATCTGTAAAATCTCTTATAATTCGTTTAGAACATATACAAAAAAAAGATAAGATAGAGGTGGATATGTCTCGTATGAGGAATCTTCTAGAATGGTATACAAAAGACGGATATTATATTTCATCTACAGTATATTTAATAGCTCATGTGTCTTGTATTACAAATAATTATAAAAAGATACCTCTTTCCATTGATAGGAATGTGTCAAAGATTTCAGAAGAGTTACAGTCCAAATTAGATAAATATAATACTATTATTTCTACTGACAGTTGCCTTTGGTATCATTATCATGTGGCTCTCGGGAATAGCTTAAATGATAATAATAATACTCTCCGCCTTTCGTTTTATATCTATAAAATTCCAACCTCTGCCATTCTATCAAAAATAAAATGCGCTTTCAAATTATATCCAATATCATTAAAATGGATTCCATCCGAAAGAAATACAGGAGGACACTGCCCCTTTGCTATAGCGGTCGTATCATCTTCTGTCGGTTCATAATCATCAGTTAATAGACCTAACTGTTTGGCATATTCAATGCCATGCTCATTAAGCAATCTTCGTAAATTCAAAAATTTAACACCAAATTCTTTGACAAAAGCGGATTCTTGCTCCACCCTGTCTGATAAGGTTGATTTATATTCAGCATGGGTATTTTCATCAGTTACATAATGACAACCTATTACAATATAATTAGGAGTACTATAGTAATTGACACAGGCTCTAACCTGAGCTAAATAATCTGAAGTGTCATCGTAACAGCCGTTTGCTCCAACTTCAAAGATAGCAGCATACGGTTGTGAAAATTCCTTACTCATATTGCATATAATTGGTGTTCCAGATTTAATCGTTTTTTCTGTTCCACTTTCTTTTCGTTTAAAACTAAATACGTTTGCAGAAACAAAACTTAACTCACCTTCCACACCGCCTATATAACATGGATTTATTCTTATATTGTTAAAATCTGGTACCGTATGTCCTTGAAAAGTAAATGTTTTATCAGGAAACCTTTCATAAATTCCACCCCATGCACTCTTAAATAAAACAGTTACTGATTCTTGGTTGCTTGCAGGGATAGTTATATCATCTTTTATCAGCATCGGAATTGAACCTTGTCTTGCTGCAATTGCAGCTATTGTTTCTCCACCTACACCACAATTTGTGAATTTCACATCTGTGATACCTTTTTCTTCACAAAGTTGTTGTAATCTTGCTGGATAAGTTTTATTGAAATAATCTCCAGAACCTGCACCCATCGTTAAAGAGTTACCAACGCAAGGTATCTGTTTTATAGCCGTTTCTCCTTCAATTCCTTCTTTTAGTTTTATTATTTCTTTATCGGTGTAATCTTTAGCAGCACGTTGTATGTCCGTATTTATAACGTAGGCTTCATATTCCCCTAAATCATCATCTTCACTATCAACGATACAAATCATCAAGTCATTGGGAAATCCTAAATTTCTCTCTCCAACCGGCTTAGTTGCGTCCCATGCATCTGTATTGAGAACGTAAATATTCATCCTCAAATAAGATGCTTTTTCATTATCAACCGTGTACGATTGACCGTTATGTTTATCCAGCAAATTATCATTCTCGTCAAAAAGAAAGAAATTATTCCAATATGTTGATGGGAAATTAGTCTGGTTATATTTAATAATTTGCCCGTTTTTTACAGGCATACGACCTGTTATAGAAACAAATTCTTGTATAGTAATATCCCCATTATCTGCTATATACTTTCCAATAACACAATTAACGTCGTAGGAATTGAATAGATTTTTCCCGACCTTCTTCTGTATATAATTTTCGGATAAATCCTTTGATACCCCATTTACTTCTTCTTCAATCAAATCTGTTTGTTCGTTTATTTTCAAGAATGATTGAATGTTAGGGCTATATTGAGAATTTAAAACATTATTCAGCAGGTACACATTATTGACAGGCAAAGATTCTATTAGTCTTGCGATTTCATAATCATATATGATTACATAAGCCAACAGACCTGATTGATTCATTTCTGTAAACTTTATTACTTCATTATACACCAATCCTTGATTGTTGATTACCTGACCAATAAATTTATTCACAGAAGAATCTGCGTTGTAAAGTGCTATCTGCGTTAGTTTACCATTGCTTGAAGCAAGTTGAAATCTAACTTTCGTTGCATCCGTGACTCCTTTTGCAATATATAATTCTAAGCAATCGTTGATATTGCTATTATTACAGACTTTTCCGCTAAACTCTAATTCTTTTATCTTTGCAGATCCGGTTTGAGAAAACCCGCCAACCGCCCAGGAACTTCCGCTGAACTCCCATTTTTCTGTATTCCCATCTGAATTCAGGAAGCTAACGGTAAGTCCACCCGTCCTAAGTTCTGCCGGAACTTGCGCAATTCCATAAAATCAAGGTATTATGTTGTTATTTAAGATGCGGTAGAATATAAGTAGAAACAAGGCGACTAGCTAGTTATTTCTACCCATATTCTACTTCACTATGTCTTTTTACCCTACTCCATGACTTCATACTTTTGAGTAACAAACAATCAAAAGTATGACAAATTTATCCAATCTGTTTGAGTGGCTGAAGATTAGTAACCGCCCAAAACACCTCAAAGCAGGTATCATTATTTTTATCATCTGGATTGGCTCAGTCCTTCTTCTTACCACCATGACTATCCTACAAGCTGCATTGACCGGTGCAATATGCGTATTTGTAGCAATGTGTGCTGTAGAATATATTCAAAAAAGCATTGGTGGGAAATGGGACTGGCTGGACATTTTGGCCGGAATACTCCTTCCTATAATTGTAGTTTTGATTATTTACCTATATGGAGTTTTTAAATGATATCGTCAATACAATCAGTAGTATCCTTTCTTCAATCTTCCTCCCGCTAATAGGAGTATTCATGTTTCACGACGCACGGCGTAGAAAAGAGGAAGCAACAGCTCGAAAGGAAGAAGCAATTGCTCGTAAAGCCGAAACGGACAACATTACCAGTTATGCTGCAGAATGGAAAGAACTTTATGAAAAAAAAGAAGCTAAAGTACAAGAGCAGGACAAAAAGATAGACCAGCTTTATGCGGAAAAGAATGAAGACCGCCTACGAATTCGCGAGCTCATGGAGAAAAATACAACATTGGAGTTAGAGAATCAAAAGCTGATTGTAAAACGGTGTGACGTAAGAGGATGCGGTAAAAGACAACCGCCCAATGATTATTAACTATAAAAGCAAGTTTTTTATGACAACACAACCACGAGGCCTGCGCAACAACAACCCAGGCAACATACGCAACTCAGATGCGACAGACTGGCAGGGAGAGGTTCCTGCATCTAAAAAACAAGATAACACCTTCGAAGAATTCGAAGACATGGCCCATGGTTACCGGGCATTAATCAAGCTGCTGCAGAACTACCGCCGGAAATACGGATGCCAGACGATTGCCGACTTCATCAGCCGGTGGGCACCCAGAACCGAAAACAACACATCAGGCTACATTTCACGCGTATGCCAGGAGATGCAGGTACCGACAACCTACGTCCCGAACGTGGAGGACAAAACGACCATGTGTGCCTTTGCAGCTGCCATTTCTCAGGTAGAGAATGGAGTTCCGGCTGTAATGGCAGATGTAGAAAAAGGATGGGCATTGTTATGAGAGCTTTAATCATACTTTTTTTCTTCTTTGTGTGTGGTTCGGTGTTTATCGGATGTAAATCCGGGAAGCACCTTACTTCAGACAGTCACACACAGATTATCGTGCACGACAAACTGGTGCCGGTATTCCGCCCGGCTGATTCCGCATCCATCCGGGCCTTGCTGGAATGCGACTCGAACGGTCGCGTCGTCCTTTCCTGGTTGGACATGGCACAGTCCGAAAACGCACGTCTACGGTTCAAACTGGATTCCATGGGTAACCTGATGGCAGACTTCAAGGTACCTTCAGATACGGTATTCATTCCAGGAAAAGACAGTACAATCATTCAAAAATCAGTGCAGACGATAGAAGTAGAAAGGAGGCTTACCCCATGGCAGAAGTTCTGCATGGTATTCACCATCGTAGTGCTTATTCTCTTTGTGCTGTTTGCAGTATACAAAATTCGTGTAATCTTAAACAAGAAATAATATGGCTATAGACCAGGTAGCAACCGTCGAGGTACGAGTAAACGGTGAAGAAGCAAAGCAGGAACTCAAGAATCTGGAAACGATTGCGTCCGGATTAAAAAAGGAGCTGGCAGATGCTTACCAGGCCGGTGATACATCTAAAATCAAGCAGGTCACTTCCGAGCTTCGGAAAACGGAAGCTCAGATTAAGACGCTGAAGAAAGATACCACGGCGCTTACCGAGGTAATGAATAACCTCGACAAAGCCACACCTAAAGAGCTTCGTGCCACCCTGACAGCCATCAACCGGCAGCTGAACAGCGGGCATATTAAGCGAGGTTCTGCAGAGTGGAAATACTACCAGCAGCAGGCCAAACTGGTGACGGCCGAACTTCAGAAGATAAAGACTGAAGTACAGGAGACAGAAGGATGGTTGTCCCGCTTCAACAACGGTTTTGCTAAATGGGGCGGCTTGTTGGCGACGGGTGCAGCCACCATCACGGGCGTGTCTATGGCCCTGAATACCCTTCGCAACAACCGCGACTCCAAGGAATCCTCCCAGGCAGAGCTAAAGGCTTTGACCGGACTGGATGATGAATCTATCCAGTGGCTTACAAAACAAGCCGAGCAACTGTCCACTACCATGGACGAGTCCGGCTTGCGCATCCGTCAGTCATCCGACGAAATTCTTCAGGCATACATGCTCATCGGTTCCAAGAAACCGGAGCTTCTGAAGGACAAGGAAGCCCTGAACGCCGTCACTATCGAAGCCATGAGACTGGCAGCAGCGGCCAAAATCGACCTGAAGGATGCCGTAACGGCCACCACCGTATCTCTTAATATGTACGGAGAATCAGCTGACCAGGCTGCCCGCTATGTGAATGTGCTGGCCGCCGGTTCCAAAGAAGGTGCAGCCGATGTTTCCGCTCAGGCTGCATCCATCAAGAATGCGGGTGTAGCCGCCTCCGGTGCTGGGGTGAGCATCGAACAGCTGCAGGGTACCATCCAGATGCTGGCAGAAAAAGGACTGGAGGCAGAACCGGCCGGTACCGCACTCCGTAAGTTCTTCCTGGTACTGCAGACCGGACCGGATGAAACCAATCCAAAGGTAGTGGGCTTGCAGACTGCACTCGAGAACCTGAACAAAAAGTCACTGACAGCGGCACAGATCCAAACCATGTTCGGCGAAGAAGCCTATTCTGCCGCCACTATCCTGATTGACAATGCAGATAAAGTACGCCAATACACAGAAGCTGTCACGGATACTAACATAGCCATGGAACAGGCAGCCATCAACTCCGACACCAACGAAGCTAAAATGGCACAATACCGCAACAGCATCAAGGAGGCCGGCATCGAACTGATGGAGCGACTTAACCCGTCGTTGTCCCTGTTTACCGGCTGGACGACAAAAATCATCGTGGCCCTCCCTACCCTGATTGGCTGGTTTATCAAATATAAAAATCTCATCATACTAACAGTTGGAAGTTTAGGAACATATATGGCAGCTCTAAAACTGGCTACATTATGGGAAGAGAAGTTTAAAGATGCAAAAGCTGCAAGTATTATAGTAGATAAGGCCAAAGTAACATGGAGCAAAGCAGTGACAGCAGCTTCATATCTACAGGCATCTGCAATGTTCTTATTAACCACGAGAATGTCCAATCTTACAACTTCTATAAGACTTTCTGTTGCGGCATTGAAAATGTTCTTCACCACTCTAAAACTGAATCCTTTCGCAGCCATATCAACAGCAGTTACAGTGTTGGGATTTGGTATATATAAGTTAATAACTTATACAAGTGATGCAGACAAGGCCTTCAAAGATTTTTCTAAAAACAACACACAACAACAAACGGAGCTTTACAAACTTTACGATGCAATCAGAAATACCAATGAAGGCAGTAGGCGCAGGATTGAACTTATAAAAGAATTCAACGACAAATATGGTAGTTATTTGGACAATCTTCTTTCTGAAAAAGATTCTGTTCGTGATATAGAAAAAGCCTATAAAGACGTTTCTGTAGCCATACAAAATAAATTAGCCTTAGAAGAAATAGAAAAGAGGAAATCAGAAATAAGCAATAAGTCCCTTGAAGATAGAGCCGATTCCATGGCTAAGTTTCAAGGCATTTTATCACGTAGACTAACTTCATCTACAACTGATAATATCAGAAATGTAGTTATAGGCTATGTAGATGATATGGTAAAAAAAGGGTATACGGAAAAACAGATTGCAGATGCTGTGTCCAAATCATTATATAAGAAGTATGGCAATTCATTAAAACTCTATGACTTGTCAGACGCTAAAGATGCTATAAAAGATTATGTATCTATAGTAAAAAATGATTATGACCATATCGCAGAAATAGAGAATAAATTTAGTGCTTTAATCGTCAAGACCAAAGAAAATCAGAAAGCAGTCAATCAATTAGACGAAATAATCGTAACTCCAGATAAAAATGGCAAAACCAATACAGATATAACAACAACTCGGACAGATAACAAACCATCTACGACAGAGATTGCATCCACCGCAGAAAACAAGCGTTATTACGATGAGCTGGCCGATTTGAAACGTACCTATCTGGCCAGTGACGAGATGACACAGCAGGAATACACCCGTTTCATGGAAGACCTGGAGATGCGTCACCTCGAGAATATGATGACCATCGCCGGACTGGAACCGGAGAAACGACAGCAGATTGAACAGAAAATTCTCGAAGCACGAATCAAGTACAAAGAAGAATGCAACAAGCTGGATGAAGAAGATGCCAACAAAGCATCTGAAGAAGCCTTTACCCGCCTAGAGAAACAGTACCAGCTGGATATTGAAAGTGTGACACAGAAGCATTATGCCGGACTTTCATCAGAACAGGAATACCGTCAGCAGCTACTCGATATTCAGAATGAATATTACGACCAGGTACTTTCTTCTTCTGAAATTTCCGAAGAAAAGAAAGCTGAGATTATTAACAAAAAACAACAGGCAAGCCTTGAAAAATCCCGTAAGAATTACGAAGAAAATCAGCGAAAGATAAGAGAGCAGCTTTCATTCGCACAGAATATAGGTCAGCAGTTTGGCGAAGCATTCGCAGAAATGCTGACAGACTCCGAAACGTCCCTGGGTGACTTCATGAAAGCAACCTTGGAAATAATCCTGGACAGCCTTCAAAAAATGATGATTGCATACATAGCTGAAACGCAAATGAAAAATATTGCAACCTTAGGTGTCATCGGACTAGCTAAAGCTGCAGCCGAAATTGCATTAATCACTGCGGCCTTCCAAACGGCAAAGGCTGTAATAAATGGCTTTGAAGAAGGTGGCTACACCGGCTCCGGAAGACATGACGAACCCAAAGGAATAGTCCATGCCGGAGAGTTTGTGGCCAACCGTTACGCCGTCCAGAATCCAGCCATCCGTCCGGTTCTTGACCTGATAGACCAGGCACAGCGAAACAATACCATCGGTAACCTGACTGCAAAAGACGTATCAGCCGTATTATCACCTACCAATAGAATGACAACAAACAACTACTATCAGACTGCCGAATCATCCAGTCAGGAATCAACGGCAGTCATGCTGCAAAATATGAAATGCATGGAGAAACTTCTCAAAAGATTAAACGAGCCGATATTTACCTATACAAAAGCGACTGGTAAAATGGGCGTGAATGAAGCGCAACAGTTAGTAGAAAAAATGAAGAAAAACGTTACACGAACAATAAAATCATGACACAGCTGTTTATCGATTCTAAAGAAGTGAAGTTACCGAGTGAATTTGAACTCGAACTTGTCACAGAAAATCCATACTTTACCAGAGTTGGCTCGTATACCTATGATATTGAAATAGACTTGCGAGACCCTGCCAATCGTGAGATATACAAAAATATCAACCGATTAGATGTAACCACCCGCATAAAAAACCGCAAGGCTATGCTGATTGTGAACGGACTATGTGCGATTAATGGCATTGAGGTAATACTTTCAATAGAATCCTATACAGCAAAGATTCAGATTATAGCCGGTAACTCGCAGCTGAATTATGAAGGTGGTGATAGCTGTATAAGACAACTCCCTTTTGATGGAATGTCAATATTACCCAGTGAGGCTATTAATACCCTCTTCGGGACTTATCCTGCCCACAAGGCCGTGTATACACCAATTATCAGCTATATAGACAAGGATGGGAACTCCAATATATTGAATATGGTAGAAGTTGGTGCAGATATTACGTTTACACGAGCAAACAATATCGCTCCACAATATTATCTACTATATTACATTGATAACTTATTACAAAAATTGGGGTTTACAAAAGGGAAAAACGAATTGGAGCAAAACGACACCTGGTGCCGTATATTCGTAGCTAACCCTTATAAAAATAGCAACCCGGGAGACTTGCTTCCAGACTGGACAATCAACGAATTTCTCGAACAGATAGAAGTATTCTTCAAATGCATTGTATCCATTGACCCGATAAATGGCGTATACAATATAGTAAACATGGACCGGTACTTTGACAATGCGGGTATCATTTTTATCAATGAGGTGATAGAGGATGAACTGGAGAAAGTATATGACACCGATACGAGTTATTCGTATGCGTATGACAACGTAGCCTACAATCTTCCGAGTGAAGACTATTACAACTATCTCAAACTAAAAGATGGCATACGCGAGGTTTGCATAATAGAACAGAAAGATTCGTACAGAGACTTCAAAACTAACTACGACCAGTATTTTTCAGGCCCCTATCTGCTGACATCAACAGACTACAACCTGGAATACGTGGTCTCAGAATATACTATCAACGATGAAAGTGTAAAAGGATTAAAAATCGTAGACAGGTTGAGAGATGCAGGAGATACGACAAGTCAAAATAAAACTTCTTTTGATATTATACCGGCACAAGTAGATGCAATCGAAATATACAGTAAAACGACCAGCCATTACTTGATAGGGCCTGCTATAAAAAAAGTCCGTTCTGAAACGGAAAGCCAGGCAATCAATGACCTGATCAATGGCAACGCAGATGTAAAAGGTGACATCCCTGATAAATTATATGTCGGCATATATTACGGAGTCTGTGTAGCACTTAACAAGGGAACAGGAGAGCACGAAGAAGCGTACTGGGACAAAATGCCCATGTCATGCCATGATAATTATTTCATAAATAAACCTACGACCATGACCGGTTCACAATCCATACTGGAGCTACCATCATACTCTTTAATATTAGATGGTGATAATGGGTTGTTCAACCAGGTGTACAAAAGTAAAAGATCCATTGATACAACCTTGGAATATCATTTCAAATTCATTGCAGACAGGATTTATGAACTGAATAATATTTTTCTAATTTGCAACAAAAAATATTATTGCAAAGAGATACATTATAAAATATCATCAAAAGGCATTGATAAAATAGCTGAGGGGATATTTTATTTTATTGAATAATTGCTTTCTATACAACATATAAAGACTGTCTAAACATCTGTTTTTTATATTAATATAGATAGATAATAGTGTTATTTATATCTAAGATATTAGATGCGCTGTTGTACACTATAAAAATTATAATTACTTTTGCAACAAAGAAGCACTAAAATAATAATAAAAAAGGAGGTATCATGTGTATAATTAAAGACGTTACTCGATTCATCGCGAATGGGGCAAAAGTTTTGCGTGATTCTTCCCGCGGTGAATACAAACAGGAATCTGAAATTATTTCCCAACTAAAAGAAGAGCTTTTTGTCGAATCTGACAAAATGGACGATAAATCCAAATTAAGACAAGATAGAAAGAATATTGAGAAAGACGTAAGAGAAGCTTGGGAAAAATTAAAACTAAGTAATGGCTAAACAACAAATTCAACAAAAAGAAACTGTCGTTGCAGGACAAGGAGGTGTGGGCCAACAGTTAGAAAGGACTTATACCGTAGATGACAACAGTTTGCCGTCTCCCCAAGAATTAGCAGCTTATAAGGAAATAGATCCTCAAATTGTTACGTTCTTGATGGAAGCTTCCGTTAAGGAGCAAGACCATCGACATAAGATGGATAAAGTAAAGTTTGATTTAGTTCGAAGATCCGAATCAAGAACAGGAAGAATGAACTGGTGGGGTATGGCATTTGCTTTTTTATCTATTGTAGTAATTGTAGCCCTTGCTGCTTATGCTTTATATTTAAATAGACCTTGGTTTGCTGGAATATTAGGAGCAGGTACATTAGTTACAGTTGCCTCAATATTTATTAACAAAGAAAAGCCTGATACAAAGAAAAAATAATCATAAACTTATCCTTTCCCAGTACTCCTTAGCCAGTACCGCAGTACTTTCCTGAAAGTACTATAGTACTTCCGCGGCAGTACTGGAGTACTCCTTAGGAAGTACTGAGAACATAACTCAAATACTCTATAAGAAGCGGAAACCTTAAAAAAGTTTCCGCTTTTTCTTTTGCCATTCCAAAATAAATCATCATATTTGCAATGCTAATTCATTTTATTTCAGGAAGTGCAGGACGATTGGCTTGCATTTATTGCAGGCATTTTTTATGTCCGCATATTTGGTAGTACCATTAAAATACTGGTATCCGTGTACCCCCGTCGCAGTGCGTTAATGCGCCTGCTAGCATTTCCTGATAGATGTGAATTAGCAGCGGGACAGGCACGGATACTTTTTTATTATTATGTTACATACATATCAGGTTTCCAATACAGCTATGCTAAACTGTTGCGGAACGTCAATCCACGAAACGGATATTCGCTCATTCAACAGCAATGCTTTAAGAGTTTATAATCCAGTAACCGGTGTCCGCCATCGCAAAGCAAGTACTACTTCTGAAATAAGGCAGAAGATTTGCAGCTATATTCTTAATACATTTCCTAATGTGCGCCGTATAAAGATTGTTGATACCGGTAAAAATTTTTCAGCTCGCGTATGGTTCAAGTCTGGTAGAACATTTTGTAAGAAAGCATATTCAATCAGGAATCTGTATGGAATACTAAATGATAAGATTAAATTTATCTCTGAACAATAAAGAATGTTGCCCGTATGGAAATATCCGTATGGGCTTTTTTTAAAAGTTCCCCTCAAAATGTTTAGTCTCCTCATGCACTGTCATGTCTGCCCCTTTCAGGTACTTGTTGGTAGTAGAAATATCCGCATGACGCGCCTGATCACGGGCTATGACGATTCCTTCAGCGTTGGCCAAATCACGGATACCGGTATCCTTCAGAGAGTAGAACTGGTAGCTGTCCGGAAACTTCAGTTTTGCTCTGACCTTATTGAAGTAGTTCCTGTACACACGGGTGGTCACCTTCTCACGTGAGGGCCTGAAGCCCTTACCAAACAGATAATAATCATTGGGAGAATTAAAGACGCCCAGGTCAAGCATCGACTTAATCAGAGCATCATTCAGTCCGACCATGCCATCCTTCCGGTTCTTGCTGATACTGGAACCGATAAATACTTTCTGTTCCTTCAGGTTGATGTCAGCCAATCGGATATTGGAGATTTCATCCGGACGGATAAAGGTGTAATAAGCAAACTGACATAAGAACAGGAAATGTGGATTCTCTTTCTGGAGATACTTCTTGAGCTTCTGAATATCCGGAACCGTCAGGGCAGAACGTTTCTTCTCTTCTTCTGCCAGCTGTCGAATCTTCTCAACCGGATTATGAGTCAGGTATTGCTTTTCCATCATCCAGTTACAGAGTGAAGACAACCAGGTACGGTAGTTATTCCGGGTTCTGGCCGATGAATCCCGGTCAAGCAGCACGTAGTCCAAGAAGTCAGAGATGAAAGACTGGTCAATCTGATACGCATACACGATGGCCGGAATATGTTTGGCTGTATACTCCTCAAATACCCGCAGGCGCTTCTCATAATCCTTCAGGGTATTCTCCTTAATGGTACCAGCTGCATACAGTTTGCCCAAATATATATGATACCTTTGGATAATATCTATATACGGGGTGTATTGCCTGGAGTTCTCCACATTAGCCCAGGGATTCCATCCGGAACGGAGCTTTACATTAAGATTGGTGATGATTTCATTTGCCCGACGGCGACGGTCGGTCAGCTTGGGTATTCCATCCAGCATATACTTTTTCCGCTTCATTTTCTGTTCCAGCGGATCGTATGCCGTGAAGTCAATATACCATGTTTTACCAGTATGTAACTTGGGTTCTGTGTACGAAATTACACTCTGAATCGATGCGTTTTTTCTAAGTGATGAACACATTTTTTTCTACGTTTTTCGAATTCAAAAACGCAGTACGGTTTGACATCATGAAAATTGGTTGTCCGAAATTTGTCCGACCTATAAACGGACAAAAGCTGCAACTTATTCAGTTACAGCTTTTTATCTCGGCACGGGAAGAGAGGCTCGAACTCCCGACACTCGG